GTAACCAACTTGATCTTATCAATATCAAATTTTAATTCTTCTTCTGGATACTTATCAGAAATATACTGATAGATGAATCTTTCATTACCGTAAATATTAAAATTCTCTACGTCGGTATACTTCTTTATAAATTCTCTACAATCACGTACACTTCCAGGTTCAATTGCTTCTACACAATCACCTGTTAATGTTTTATACTTACTCTTCTTTTTAGAATTAACAAAAAGAGTTGGATAGAATTTCTCTCTGGTTGCAAAGTGTCTTCCATCCTCATAACCACGAACCAAGAAGTTGTCTCCAACCATCTGTACGTTTGTGTAGAATCTCATTATTTAAGAAGGTCTAGATACTGTTCTAGTAAAGTTGGAGTTGGGTCTGCCAATGTAAGTATTTTATCAGATCCCATCATGAATATGGTGTCCCTTGTGACACTTTCTAAAAAGGGCTCCAATACTGTCGCACCCGATTCAGTAATAATAACATATGGATTAACCAGTTTACAATCAGGTTGTCCAATGTCAAGAGCAGCAACTTCTACCACCTCAGTTATTAGATACTGATTATTCGCCAGTGCTATTACTTTGATTGTTTGTTCCGTTTGTTCCATCTAATTTTTCCAAATACATTTTCTTCAAACTATCTAGGGGTTCCATAATTGTAACCACATAGTTTCTTGGTACTACTATTTCTTTATCAGAAGTTAATAGCACCCAAGGTGATAATCTAACTTGAACTGTTCCGTCAGATTCCTCATTTTCTTCCATAAGAAATTGTTGTGATGAAGAAACTCTATGTGGACTTCCCAATAGATACCCTACTGGGGTTCCATCATCCATAAGTTCTTTCATCTCAGCAATTATCTGATCTCCACCATGAAGAATAGCTAATTTAATTGCCATTGTTTATTATAATCTTACTAATATTATACCACAACTTCACCAATTGTCCATGACTTATATCCATGACCATATATCCTAAGTTGAATATCAGTTACCACTTCTTCTGGTACTACTAAACAATACCCAATACCCATATTAAATACTTTCTTCATCTCTTCTTCTGGTATCTCACCAGCAAGCATAATCTTCCTGAATAGTTCTGGGAAAGACCAAGAGTTATAATCTACATGTGCTTTTAATCCATTTGGAATACATCTAGGAAGATTCTCTGGAATACCACCACCAGTAATATGTGCCATACCAAGAATAGGAAACTCATCCAATAAATCTTTTACTAACCCCACATAGATGTTAGTAGGATTAAGTAACTCAGGAGTACCTTTACCAATATAACCATCCTTATAAGTAATTTTATGTCTCCATAACATAT